TTATGAAATACTTATTTTTCGTGGTCGCTTCTCATCTGGCACGACAACCTTCAGACTGACTGACAGGATGCCATCGACATGTGAAGCACCGTTTACTTCTACGTACTCGGATAGTCGGAATTGTCGTTTGAACTGTTTTTGTGAGATTCCTTGATGGACATATTCTCTATCACGTTTCTCATGTTTTCCAGAAACCGACAAGGTTCTTTCTTTCTGTTCAATTTCTATTTCGTCCTTCGTAAACCCAGACACAGCAAGTTCGATGAGGAATTCTCCCTCTGCGACCTTTACTATATTATGGGGTGGGTAGTTGTCGTGAGAACTCCTACCGATGAAGTCCAGTTCGTTTAGTAGATGTTCAAAACCTACAAAAGTTTGTGGTGGAAATAAAGTTTTAGTCATAGTTTTCTCCTATTAAATAGCAAGTTAAATGGATACCCGACCTATTCGGCATATCCGACAGTATTTATACAAATTAGAATCTTAAAAGCAAACTAATTTAAAAATAAATACTTGGATCTGGATCCCCTTCGACCCCGAAGGAAAAACTGACCCGACTGTCGTGGGGTATCACTTGATGGTGAGTCCCACGAGGCAACCATACATAGTCGCCTGGATTGAACCAGAATGGTTCATCGTTATTATGACCCTCCACTCGCATTTCAACGGATGCCAGAACTTGTACTAAAAACACGTCCATGGTATCACAATGCCAAGGGTAAGAGTCAGAATTCTTTCCAATGCCAGTAAAGGCAATGTTTGTAATTTTGTTTCCGTGCAGGGAAAATACATCCTGCATCTCTTGCTCGATATCACGAGCAAACTGTGGAGCAGACGGTCTATCATGAAAACAGTTAAGACCTATCCTAAATTTTTTACTGTTGGAATCAACCAACTTATCTGGATGAGTGTTGAGTAAATCTATATGCTTATTCCAGTCATATACATCTTTTACATCAAGGGGGAGTTTACCAAAGAAAGGTTTCTTCTCTGATATCTCTTCATCTTTATTATCAAATATACCAAACATATTTACTGAACCCAACAAACAGGATAGACACACCAATAAGGATTAAAGACACCTAACATCCATGCAATAAGGATCCATAACGGAATCTTTACCCAAAGTTTATTCTTAGACCATTCTCTAAACTTAATAGCATAAGGTGCTAACTTTTCAAATATCCACTGACTCATTTATTACCTATATTATATTTAGGACATAGTTCCCATTGATCCTTATCTTTGAAACCAATGATCTTGATAGTCCTCATAGGTGCACACTCTTTTGCAACTTCTTTATTCTGGATCTCCACGAGTCCCCAGTCTTGTAGTAGTGTTGCGATTGTGTTCCTACGTTGTACATCACCGTCTTCGAGATTAGACTTCTTACCGTCTAACATGAAGAGTTCTTTGAAGTGTACAATGAAGTATCGACCTTGCTTGTGTAGAATATGACAAGACTGAAATAGTTTGTTGTCACGTCTACTGGCAATACCAATACGAGTTAATGTTTCTTTTACTTTGAGGAAGTCATCTGGTTCTGCGAGAGTAACCTCAAGCATCAACCCCGAATTCCATTCCACGATATTATTTTCTTCCACCTTTGTCCACCTTATTAATTATTATGTTAAGTTGATCAGTGGAGAGTAGTGGCATAACTTGGCGTGCTTTATCCATGCTGTAACCATAATACTCTTTCACCTTCTCAATATTATTTTCCAAATCAGATTTAATCCATTTAGAGAAACGTTTTCGTTTCCTAACTATATTTATAAGAAATTGATATTGTAACTTAGCATCAAGGTGGTGATACTTATTCATCTCATTTGCGATTGCAACAGTATCGGGAAAGTAAGAAAGACTACGATTAACCACGAATGGTACGTACTGCTTCTCAGTGTCTGGATCCTCCATAAGATCTTTCTTGGTCATATTAATAGAATTCAGAAAGTCGAATGGAGATAGTTTTTTCACAGTTGACATAATGTAACACCAGATTTTTGTAGAAATACGATACCATCATCGCATCTCAAATGTTTAGTTTTATAATATACTTTACTTATACCACTCTGATAGATTAGTTTAGCACAATCTAAACAGGGTGCTGTAGTAGTATATATGGTAGCATTATAACATGATTCTGAGGACATTGCAACCTTTGTGATTGCATTAGATTCCGCATGAATCACTGTATCATATGTTACCAGATCATTTTTCTTCTCATCGAAATGTTCGCACTTGTTGTCCCATCCTGCGGGTTGTCCATTGTAACCAATAGAAATAATTCTATGATCTTTTACAATGACGCAACCAACCTTGAGTCTTTTGGCATGAGAAAGATTGGCATAGTTCATTGCCGTTCTCATGTGTGCGAAGTCCCACTTGGTAGGTTTATTCCTCTTTAATGAAAATACCATCTACCATCTTTCCTTTTCGATCTTTAATATCAGCATAGGCAACTGCGAGACAATGCTCCAGAGGTAACCCATTACGTTTTGCAATGTTGATCAGCACTACCATGATGTCACCGATATCATCTGCTACGTCACGTTCTTTACATACGTTATCAGATAACTCACCAACCTCTTGGATCAACTTACATACTTGATCCTTATCAGTAGCACCATCGATCAGATTACGATCTTCGTGCCAACGTTCTACTTGTGCTATAAGACGGACGATATTTGGTTCTCCCATCCTATCTAACAATGCTTTCTTAGAGGCAGTTGTCACCTCAAGGTTGTCGAATAGTTCGTTCTGGTTCATTATTTAATCTCCACATTTGCCATGATCTCTGTCATACAGGCAACTAAGTTAAGTTCGTGATCTGCCACGAACGCATTTTTATATTGATAATCTGCGAGAATCAATACAAGTTGTGGGATAGATGCCGGTGCAACATATTCATTCATGGCATCATATATACCACGGAAGATAGACGCAGGTTCCATATCCATATTCTCCACTACCCATCCACGCATCTTCTTGAAGTCTTTTCCCTTCACTGCTTTGAATAGGACACTATAGTTATCATTAACGTCACTAATGATACATCTAAGATTCAGAGTACCACCAATAGAATGACGTTGCAACTCATTGAGTACACGTCTCCAGTCGGGGGCATGTTTCATGATCAACTGTGCAAGTGTGTCTTTGTTATACTCAACACCCTCACCCTTCAGTATCTCATCCGCACGGGACATAAACTGTCCACACAATCCTGCCATAACTTTCTTAGAGAAGTTAAACTCGTAATTAGAACAACGAGAGTGTAGGGGTTCGATCACTTTGTTCTTGAAGTTACATGTCAGAATAAACCGACAGTTCTTACTGAACTCTTCGATGAAACCACGCAGTGCGGGTTGAGTTGATTGGGGATTAAGGTAGTCTGCTTCGTCAAGGATTACTACCTTGTAACCGCCTGAGAGGGAGACGGACGAAGCAAACTGTTTGATCTTGCCACGAAGGGTATCAATGTTACCCTCTTCAGAACCGTTGATGACAATATAGTCAAGACCCAGTTCTTCGCACATGGCACGTGCGATTGTAGTTTTACCAGTACCTGCGGTACCAGAGAGTAGCATGTTAGGCAATTCCTTACCGTTAACTACTGCTTGAAATGTTTTCTTGAGACTATCGGGTAGGATAGTTTCGGATACTTTTTGGGGACGGTACTTTTCGACCCAGAGAAATTCGTCTCGCATAGATACTCCATAATATTAAAAGTGTTTCTTACAGTATACATTGTACACTATAAGAAACGTTTTGTCAATGTGTTTGTGTAGGTATTGTTCGACCAATACGACAGATAGTATTATCTGCTGTTACGTACACGAGGTTAGGTGTCACTACCCAGTTATCTTGTATACTTTCATATACACAAATAATGAGGTTATCACCTACTTCTGCCTTTCTTGCACCTGCTCCATTGACGGAGACGATGCCAGAACCCTCTGTTGCGAGGATGGCATAGGTTTCCCACCGTTCACCGTTAGTGACATTGTATACAAAAATATGTTCATACTCTTTTATACCTGCCGCTTTTAGTAGATCAGTATCAATAGCAATGCTACCATCATAATCTAACTCGGTTCGGGTTACGGAAACCCCATGTAATTTACCAGTAAGATACTGCTTCATTACATCACCTACCTACTGAGTATCGTTCTGTAACTGCTCCACGAGTTGAATACACTCGATAGATTGGTCACGCAACTGTCCAATAGTAGATAATTCTTCTCCCTTAAAACCACCACGTTGTACAACTGTATCAATGACTGCTACAGTAGAACGTGATACACGGTTTGCGAGATCTTGCAACACTGCCAGACGTTCGTCTGTTGCGGGTGCTTCTTTTTTTGCTTCTTGTTTTGACATGTTATTCTCCATAAGTTGATGCTTCAAGTGCGATAAAATATTCAATAGACGATTGCTTACTTGCAAAGTGTGAGATCCTCTTAGAAGATACACCCACCATGAAGTCCTCATTGACTATCTTTAGGTTATTAACGTTTATTACAAAGTTGAAATCAACTCCTTCATCATAAACTCCTTCTACAAAAGTGAAGAAACTATTAGACGTTGCATCGTCTTTGTCAACTACAGTTAACTTGACAGATCCACCACTCTTACCGTTTGGGGTAATCGAAATAAGATCATGACCAAGGACTGCACTTGCACGTTTCAATCTACTTAGTGTATCCGTATCTAAGGTAAACTGCACTTCTGGTTCTGGCATGATAACATCCTTTGTAGGGGACGATAACATATCGATGTCAGAGAAGAAGTACTTATTACCACGTAAACCCGTGGAATCAGAGATCACCACGTGCTTGTCTTCGAACTTCAGAGATGGGTTGTCTACCAATCCCATGATGTTCAAAAATTCATGTAAGTCATAAATACCAAACTCATTGGGTATAGACTCATCCAGTGATGCTTTCGCAAGGATGTTCTTTGCCATTGAGATGGTCTTCAGTTCGTTGCCTTCACGGAACACAATATTACTATTAATGTTTGCAAAGTTTTTTAGTACTCCAAGAGTACGATCAGATAGTTCCATAATAAATCTCTCTATTTTTAGTTAATATACGGTCATTGTAACACAAAGTAATTGACATGTCAACCCCTATGCTACTTTTAATTTGGAGAAGTTTTTCTCCTTCACAAATTCTAACTTGCGTTGGAACTGTGCGTCTTCCAATTCTGCTTTGTGTGAGATAACAAACACGTTGGTCTCTTCTCCCAAACTATACAGGATCTTCATTAGATTGTCAACCCCATCATCATCCAGAGATGAATCAAAAGTTTCATCAAGTATGAGTAAGTTGGTTGCCACACTATTCTTCATCTTAGCAATCTGTCTCCACGTAAATAGTAGGGACAAATCGATACGTTGCTTCTCACCTTCAGAGAAAGAATCATAAGAGAAGTTGTCACGGAAACGTGAACGTATGGTCTCTTGGAAACTCTCATCCAGATCAAAGTGGACGAAGAAATCTAATATCTGTAGGTACTGGTTAGTCAACTGATTGATGACAGGTATGTACTGTTTAATGATTTTGGTCTTGATACCAGTATCACGTAGCAACTCACTTGCCACTTGATTGTACGAGTACTGCTCGTTAAGTTTGTACTTGGCATCTTGTGTCGTATGTAGTTCATTGGACAACGTTTCAAGACTATCATTTGCTTGTTTGAGATCACCAGTGTTATCTGATAGACCATCAATCTCTTTACGTATTCTATCTACCTGCTTGTATGTGCGAGTGATAGTGCTGTTGTTATTGTTAACCTCGTTCTGCCAGTTACGTATTGCTTCTGCCATTGCAGTCAGAGATTCTTGTATTGATTCATACTCATCATTCTTGACCTTTGCTTTGGACATAGCATCGTTAAGATCTTTGGCACGTGCTTTTGCTTTTGCCACTTTATCCTTACGGATAGTCTCATCTATATCTTGGTCACATGACGGACACGTCTCGTTCTCTTCGAAGAACTTTGCTTCCTTAACCACAACCTTTGCCTGTGCTTTAAAGGTAGACAAGTATTCGTTTAGATCCTTTGACTTCTTAGTTAGATCTGTAATCTGTTTAGTCAGTGGTGGTTCTTTGGATGTGATATCATCAGATAGTTTTGTATTACGTGCTTGTAGAGTCTCCACCTCTGCCTGTAGTACTTCTATCTCTGTCTCTTTGTCCTTACGGTATGTTGCATTGACGGCAGACAAATCACGGAGATACTTCTTCTGTGAGTTAATCTTAGTCTTGACCAGTTCTATCTGGTGAGTATTGGATTGCATATCACCCTTGAGTATTGACATCTTCTCCTTTAGGATGCCGTTCATCTTAGAGAATATATTGATGTCGAGTAGATCCTCGATCACCTCACGTCTTGCACCCCCAGATAACTGCATGAAAGGAACGAATGAACTTGATCCCAAAACAACAATCTGGTGAAACGATTTGTGAGTCAACTTGAGTATGTTCTTCTCAAGCATCTGCTGATATTCTTTAGCATGAGATGCTTGGTTCATCATGTTGCCACCAACCCATATCTCAAACCTGTTAGGTTTAATCCCACGTACAATCTTGTACTCTTGCTTACCAATAGCAAACTCTACTTCTACTTCTGTGCCTTTGGCATTGATTGTATTGACCAACTGTGGTTTAGAGATCTTACGGTGTGGTTTGCCAAATAGAGCAAACGACAGTGCATCCAACATAGTGGACTTACCTGCACCGTTTTGACCTACAACCAGAGTGGTTGGAGATGCGTCAAAATCTATGTTGGTAAATGCATTACCAGACGATAGAAAGTTTTTGTATCTAAGTTTCTGAAATTTTATCATATGCGTATTATACTATACTAATTAGTATTTGTCAAGTCCATTACATGATTTCCATGTTCTGTGCTTCGGTCATGAGTGTAGATATCTCTAACTTGATTCGGTCTTTATCGAGATCTGTGCTTACTGCGTCAACATATTCGTTTACAAGTGTAGCAGTATCGTCAACCTGTAGGTTGTCACTCACATTCTCACCGAGGAAGTCTTTGAAGTCTTCGGCAATCTTTAGTTCGTGGATCTTCTGATCCTGTACACGACCTACAAACTTTTCGAAGTCCAGTACGTCACCCTTGTTTACCACAATGATCTTTACAAACTTCTCGTCAAGGTATCGCAGATCTTTAAACTTCTTAGGTGGTCTACGTGAATCATAATAGATCTTCTCGTAGATAGTAATAGGATTGTGTATTGATTCTAACTCTCTTGTTTTGGTATCAAGTACATGGAA